CGACACCGTGCGTGCCGTGAAGCCGTCGATCCAGCGCGTGTTTATGACGTCGGAGCGCCCGGTGGAGTTCATCCCCAGCGGCCCGGAAGACGTGGCCAGCATGGAGCAGGCGAGCATCTATGCCGCCGCCAAGTTCCGTCAGAACAACGGCTTCCAGATCCTGCGCGACGTCACCCACGACGCGCTGGTGAGCATCACTGGCTTCACCAAGGCTTACTGGGCCGAGTACGACAACCCCAAGGTCTACGACTTCACCGATCTGGACGAGGCGCAGTATCAGGCCATCGAAGCCTCTCCGGGGGCCGAGATCGTGCGCGTCGAGCAGCGGCCAGACGAAGAGACCATCCGCATGATGCAGGAGCAGGTTGACGCGGCTCAGGCTCAGGCACAGCAAGCCGCCGCTATGGGCCAGCAGATCGATCCCTCGCAGCTTCCGCAAATGCCAGCCGAACTGCCCCAGCTTTACGACGTGCGCGTCATCCGCCGCAACCCGGCGGGCAAGCTGTGCATCGACACGCTCCCGCCGGAAGACTTCTTCGTTGACCGCAACGCTCGCAGCGACGAGGACTTCTACGTCATCGGCCACCGCACCGAGATGCGCGCAGCCGACGTCATTGCTATGGGCATTGACGAAGACAAGGTCATGGAACTGGACAACGGCTCGACCGTTGACATGCGCGATCAGGAAGAAGAGGAGCGCCGCCGCTACCCCATCCAGCGCGATGAGGACGAGAACGCCGAAGACCCGTCCATGAAGAAGGTCATGATCTCGGAAGCCTACATGCGCGTGGACGTGGACGGCACGGGCATGCCTGTGCTGCACAAGTTCCTCATGGGCGGCACCGCGAACCGCCTGCTGTCCTATGAGCCTGTGGACGACCACCCCTTCGCTGGCTGGCACATCGACCCCGAGCCGCACACCTACTTTGGTCGTAGCCTCGTTGAGATCATTGAGCCTGACCAAGACGCAGCGACGGCTGTGACGCGTGGCATCCTCGACAACGTCATGATGACCAACAACCCGCGCACCGAGGCCGTCAAGGGCCAAGTCGAGATGGACGACCTCCTGAACAACGAGATCGGTGCCGTCGTGCGCGTCAATCAGCCGGGCATGCTGCGCGATCTGACCGTCCCCTTCGTCGCTGGCCAGACCCTGCCCGCGCTGCAGTACATCGACCAAATGGTTGAGATGAAGACAGGCGTAACCCGCGCCAGCATGGGCCTCGACCCCGACGCCCTGCAATCGACCACCAGAGCCGCCGTGACGGCCACTGTGAGCGCCGCTGCGGGCCAAGTCGAGGTGATGGTATCCAACCTCGCCTACACGGGCATGCGCCGCCTCTTCCGGCAAATCCTGAAGCTGATGGCCAAGCACAGCACCAAGGCCGAGATGCTGCGGATCAACGGCTCCTACGTCCCGATGGACCCGCGCGTGTGGGACACCGAACTGGACGCGACCGTCAACGTCGGCCTCGGGACTGGCAAGGAAGAGCAAAGGACGGCCATGCTGTCGCAGGTCATGCAAATCCAACTGCAGGCCATCGGCACCTACGGCCCGGCCAACCCGCTGGCTGGCATCGCGCAGTTCCGCAACACGCTGGCCGACATGCTGACCACCAATGGCATCCACAACGTAGACCGCTACTTCCTGCCCCTGCAGCCCGCACAGCCGCAGCAGCCCACCCCCGGCGGCGAGCAGCAGCAGCCCCAAAGCGACCCGGCGCAGGCTATGGTGGCCGCCGAGCAGATCAAGGCTAATGCCAAGCTGCAATCCGACGCGCAGCGCATGCAGCTTGAGTTCATGAAGGCCCAGATGCAGGACGACCGCGAGCGTGACCGCATGCTGCAGGATCTGGAGATCGCAATGGCCCAGATCTCGGCCAAGTACGGCATGGCCATCGACACGGCTCAGATCAAGGCGCAGCAGGCCGCCACGCAGGCTATGATGCAGCCGCAGCAACAACCAATGCAACCGCAGCAAGGCATGCCTAGCGGAGGTCCGATCTAATGGACACCGCGCAGCGCGCCGCCAGAGCAAAGGCACTCTTGGAAGACCCTCTTCTCAAAGAGGCCTTTGATGTGTTAGAAAATGCACAGATCAGCGCGTTCACCACTCAGGTGTGCGATGCTGAACAACTCATGGAGGCGCACCGAATGGTTCGGTCGCTGCGGATGCTCAAGGACCAACTGACCTCGTTCATAGTGGACGGGAAGATGCTTGAGCGGCGCGAAGAGAAGAGGAAGCAGCACCGTGGATGACACGACTGCACTTGAAAGCGGAAGCATCGATGCCGTGGCGGCCAGCCTGATTGACGGGCCGACGCAAGAAGATGAGCAGCCAGAGGAACTGGGGCAGTCCGAGCAGGACGACGCGCAAACCCAGACCGACGGCGACGAGGTGGAGGCCGATGAGGCTTCTGCAGACGAGGACGAAGGCGCAGACGAAAGCGACACGGACGTCGAAGAGGACGAGCCAGCCGAGCAGCTTTACACCGTGAAGGTGGATGGCCGCGACCAGCAGGTTCCCCTCAACGAACTACTCCGGGGCTATGCGGGACAAGCCTACATCCAGAAGGGCATGAAAGAAGTCGCAACGATCCGGCAACAGTTCGCGGCGGCTCAAGAGGCCCTGATAAATGAGCGACAGCAGATCGCACAATTCGCGCAGGCGGTGCAGACGGGGCAAGTACCCATGCGACCGCCAGAACCTCCGAGCGAGGAACTGCTATCCAGAGACCCCATTGGCTACCTTGAAGCACGCGTGAAGTACGACAAGGAAGCCGCCGCATACCAGCAGGGCCAATACGCCATGCAGGAGATGTCGGCCCGCCAAGCTAAGGCGCAGGAGCAGGCACACCTAGCCTCTCTCGCGGAAGAGCAGCAGCGGCTGGCACAGGCGATCCCGGCCTTCGCAAAGCCCGAAACGGCGGCGAAGGTAAAACAGGATCTTCTGAAGGCAGGCCAAGAGGTCTACGGCTTTGAACTCGACGAACTGCGCTCGGTCGCTGACCACCGCATGCTTCGCGTCCTGCACGATGCCGCCCAGTACAGGCGGCTAATGGCGGGCAAGGCCACTGAACGGCAGCCCTCGCAGGCACCCAAGACGCCAGTCATCAAGCCGGGCGTCAAGGCTGCACCGCAGGCAAGCAAGCGAGTGAAGAGCGATCAGGCCAAGGCTCAGATGAAGCGCAGCGGAAGCGTGGACGATGTCGCACGTTTCCTCCTGATGTAACCCCAAATAAAGGATCACAGCCATGGGCGTGAACGCAAATACCGAAAAAACGTACGACGTAAGCACCATCCGTGAGGACCTCCAAGAGGCTTTCGTGAGCCTCAGCCCCATGGAGGTCCCGTTCCAGAGTGCAATTGGCCGCAAGACCGCCTCGAACACCTATTTCGAGTGGACCGAAGTCGATCTGGCCTCCCCGGTCAAGACCAACCGCGTCAAGGAAGGCGAAGCCGATCCGGGCAACGACGCACCGACCAACGGAAAGCGTCTGGGGAACTACACCCAGTTGAGCGACAAGGTCGTCGAGGTCAGTTCGACGGCCAACGCAGTGAATGGCGCTGGCGACATCCAGACCATCGCAAAGCAGATCGCCTTCAAACTGAAGGAACTGAAGCGCGATATGGAAGTCATGCTGCTCTCGAACATCGCTGCCGACGCTGGCGGCGCTGACGAGGCCCGCATCACCGCTGGCCTGCCCGCGTTCCTCCGCACCAACGTGGACCGCTCGACGGGCACCGTTGACGGCGCGAACCCGACCCTGTCCGGCACCACCGCTGGTTACCCGAACGCAGCAGCCACTGACGGTTCGGTGCGTGCGCTGACCGAGGACATGCTGAAGTCGGTCATCGCCAAGTGCTGGGACTCGGGCGCAGAGCCGTCCATCGTCCTGTGCGGCTCGGCTGTGAAGCAGAAGATTTCTTCGACCTTCACTGGCTCGGCCACCAAGTACCAAGACATGACCAACAAGAAGTCGCTGGTTGCTGCCATCGACATCTATGTCTCGGACTTCGGCACCCTGCAGATCGTCCCGACGCGCTTCCTCGAAACCCGCACGGCGAACTCTGAAACCGTCGCTGGCCGTGACGTCTTCGTTCTGGACCCGAACTACGCTCGCGTGGCTTTCCTGAACAACGTCTCGCAGACCCCGCTGGCCAAGACTGGCCACTCGGATCGCCGCCTGATCGCCGTGGAATACGGCCTGCAGGTGGACAGCGAGAAGGCACACGGTATCATCGCCGACATCAACGGCGCTCTCTGATCGCCGCTGTAATATCCGGGCATCCCTTCGGGGGTGCCCACCACACCGAGGGGACAACATGAAAATTCGCATCACCACAGACCGCCTGCCGCAGCCGGAGCGCCACAAGGGTGCCGAGATCGACGTCTCGGACGAGAAGGCCGCATCCATGATCGCGCAGGGCTTCGCGGAGGCCGTCGAGGCTGCACCCGCGCCAACCCGCCGCCGCCGTGGGGAGACCGCGCTGTGAACCTGTACGACGTCAAAGAGCAGATGATCGAAGAGGATGGCAAACTCATCATCCGGCGGCACCAGAACGTGCAGGCCCTGCTCGACGATAACCACGAAATTGCATCGTACGCTCCAAGCGCGCACGGTGACGCTAAATTCCGGCTGGCGGGCCGCATCCCGCTGGTCATCGCGGAGCAGTGGGCGATGGAGTGCGGCGAGGCCGTCGGCACGCAGGGCTTCGCTCAATACGTCCGCAAGAAACTGGCCGACGGCGACTTCGCCAAATTCCGCGTGAAAGGGTTCTGACATGGCAGACGAGGCAAACGTCCCGACGCACCGCTACTACAAGCCGGAGAAC